TATATAGGTAGAGTATAGGGAATATAATAAAATAAAAGTTTTCTTTTTTTTTTGAATGAATAGTACGAAAGTAAGATAATTACAAAATCTTACTTATGATATACCTTGCCTCTTTTTGACTCAACTGTAAACAAGTATCACTTGTAAACTGTATACTTGTATCACTTGTAAACTGTATCATTAGTAAACTCTATCATCGTATCGCTAGCATTGATGCAATCTAAAAAACGACCCCCACCCCCCTTTCTGTTTCACCCCTATGGCATCTGGTCCACCACTACCTTGGTATATATAAAATATATTTTTTGTTTCTTTTGTTCAGCTCTGCGATTAACTATTACCTCGGCACCATATGTTGAAAATTTCTCTTGACTTACCCCCACCCATAGTGTATCTTATTATCGTTAGTATCGTGCATCAATAAAAACTTAAACGGAGAAAATAAAATGGCAAAAGGTTATGAAGTGACAGTGGCAGGAGAATACATTGCCCGTTCTGGCGTAATGGATCGAGAAAGAATTAACAAAGAGTATAGGATCAAGTGTGTCATCCCTCAAATGAACAAAGCTCTATCAACGATCAAGAACAAGCTTCTTGGTCCACTATTGAAAAAAAATTATCCTGACTATGTAGCTTTTCGTACATATCATATTTTAAAGATCGAACCTTTGGGAAAAGCAGAGAAAGTTGCTATGGACAGTTCTGATATCAGATACATGGACCGCGACACTTTGTTAGATCTTATCAAAGGCAAAGGTCTCCCTGTGCCAGCTAATCTCTATCCTAACCTGTTTAAGTTGCGTGAAGCTGTTAAACACGCTTTAGAAGACAGAGACGGATACGAAGCTTTCTTGGCTAAACATCGTGAAGATTTAGAATTGGACGTACAAGTAGCTGCACTAAACCCTGAGATTCAAAATGAAGAATCTGAAGTTGACGCACCGATTGCTTCAGGATCTGTGGGAGTTGACACTGCCCCAGCTAAACCAAAAGCAATTTCAGATGAGAAAGCTCGTGCAAAAAATACAGAAGACCGTATGAGCGGACTTGAAGCGGAGATGAAAAGAGATGGCGAACTCGCAGACCTCGACACCCAAGAAGACGCAGCAAGTGACCTCTCCGACCTCTAAACAAGAGATTGTTTGGGTTGATGGCGTCCCTAAAGCTGTCAGTGAAAGAGCAGTATTCACTAAATCCAACGCCGCTAACCTCTTGTCTGAGATTAGCAAAGAGTGCCTAAATTTTCCTTATGACGGCCCTGACACTAAATACGCAGGAATGTCAAAGGGGGAGGCCATCATAGCTCAACTGGTTGACTCTGCCGCTTCTGGTAACGCAGATGCAAGGAAAGAACTTCTGGATAGAGTTATGGGCAAGCCACAGCAAAATATCAAGTCAGTATCACTACGTGGCTCACTTGGGGATTTCTTGGATGACCTGGACACCTCTGAAGCGGATGTGATTGACTTATGAAAACGAAACCTAAAAAACGCCAGAAATGGGCTTTTAAGACACGTTCTCTAAAAAACGTAAAGATACTCGACTCTTACCCCGATCGTCCAAATCGCCCCCTAAAAACCCAACAGGAAACAACATCTGAATGAGCACTGACCCCCAGAAAATACAAGACCGGCGTAAACAGAAGCTCAAACTCTTAAGAGACAATCTCCCTTTCTTTGCTAAGACAGCGCTTAAGATTCGTACAAAGCAAGGGTCTTTGGATCCATTTGTGTTAAATCGTGCGCAATTATATGTACATCAAAAATTAGAAGAACAAAAAAGAAAAACAGGTAAAGTAAGAGCAATTATTTTAAAAGGACGCCAACAGGGGATGAGCACATATGTGGCTGCGCGATTTTATCACCAAACTATATTCCACCCTGAGTCGACAACTTTTATCCTTTCGCATCAAGCAAAAACTACTGGCCCTTTATTTGATATGGTCAAAAGATATCACGAGCACATGCCAACTGGTCTGTCTCCGGATACTGATACGGCTAATAAGAACCAGCTTAAATTTGCTTTCCCAAATCCGAGCAATGATGACAAGAAACTGATTTCTGAATACACAGTAGGGACAGCGGGGAATGAAGATATTGGTCGTGGGTTCACCATCAAGCATTTACATTGTTCTGAAGCCGCTTTCTATGAAAAAACAGATGAACTAGAAACAGGGTTATTTCAAGCCATTGCTGATATGCCGGGCACAGAGATTATTTTAGAATCCACAGCTAATGGTATTGGGAATATGTTTTACCGGAAATCTATGGACGCTCTTTCTAAACGGGGGGACTTTCAACTTATCTTTATTCCTTGGTACTGGCAGTTGGAATACCGAACCCCAGCACCCCCAAATTTTGAAAGAACCTCTGAGGAAGAGCAGCTAGCCCACCTCTACAATTTAGATGACGATCAGCTTCTCTGGTGGCGAAATAAGAAGATCACTTTAGGGGATGAATGGAAAGCGCTCCAAGAGTATCCTTTCACCCCAGCAGAAGCTTTTGTAGTCTCTGGAGAATCTTTAATTGATAAACAAAAACTTTTAGAAGCACGTAAGTGTAACATCAAAGATCAAAATGCTCCTGTTGTTCTAGGGGTGGACTGTGCCCGCTCTAACGACCGTACTGTCATTGTAGCAAGGCGGGGAAGAGAGATCCTCTACCACAAGGTTTTAGAAAACACTCCGGGGGACACTGGTCAAAAGTCTATTGAACTGGCGACGGAATTGGAAAAACATATTCGCAGATTGGACGCTCAAAAATGTTTTTTAGATTACGCCCAAGGGTATGGAACCATCGACGTCCTTCATTCCTGGGGATATCAAGGCATTGTCCAGGGAGTGTACTTTAACCTGAAACCATCAGAACCTGAACTCTACTTGAACAAAAGAGCGGAAATGTATTTGAATTTTCGTGACTGGATCCACGAAGGAAATGTATCCATTCCCGACGAGGATGATTTTTTCACTGAGGCCGCTATTATCCCGATGTACAAAGAAACGCCCACGAAGAAAAAGTTCCTGGTCCCCAAAGCTGAGATTAAAGAAAAGTTAGGAATGTCCCCTGACATTATTGACGCAACTGTTTTAACATTTGCTTTTCATGTACGTAATGATATAATGCAAAAGAGGACTGCCCAGTCTCAAATAAAAAGAAAGCAAACACGAAGCCCATATATAACAGTCCAGCGAGTGAGAGGAGAGAAAACAGGCTCTTCACAAACCATACGAGTAAACCATTAACTAAGGCAACAGCTATGTCTGAGAAAACATTTGTGGGAAAGTTATTTAGAAACACATCTCTTGTTGGATCAATGTTAGAGAAAAAAGAAGACGCTGCTAATAAACAGCGAAATGCAAACGAAGCAGGGGCAGGCAATGCCACGGCTGATGCTAAAGCTAAAGCAAAACTAGCTGCCGAGGAGACTAAAAATAATCAAACGGCAAAACAGGCGGCTTCTATGTCTACACCTTCCAAGGGCTTTGGCCAAAACACTGAAAATTTATCAAGATCTTTCCTATTGAGGTTATAAACTTATGGCACGACAACCTTCACGAGTAGAAGTCTTAAAGCAGCGCTACAAAGAAAATGCAAATATTAAACAACATTGGCACAACATCTGGGAGTTTTGTGGGGAGTTCGTGCATACCCGGAAACAGCATTTTCAATCAACAGGCATCCCGGGGGAATTTTTAACTGAAACACTTTTCTCGTCGGTGGCACCTCAAGCTAACAATATCATGGCGTCAGCTCTTCTGGGACAACTCTGGCCCAATGGCGCAAGGTCCGTTCGATTAGCTCGCCCTAAGCACATCAAGAACACCCAAGAAGTTAAGACATATTACCGAAAAATTACAGAAGTCTTCACAGGCTTTCTGGACCAACCTAAAGCAAACCTGATCCCTTCTATTGCGGAGTATCTTTTAGACCAAGGGGCTTTTGGGATCGCTGGGATTAAACGTCGGAAGACGGGGGATTTTACACAGCCTTTAAAATTCTCCTCGGTGACTATTAAAAATTTTGTGGTAGAGGAAGATAAAGACGGTAATGTTGTCACAATTTATATTGACGATAAATACACGGTCCGACAAATGGTTGATTCTTTTGGAGAGGAGAACGTCTCTAAGAGTGTACGAGATAAATATAATGCCGGGAATTTCAATGAGAAGATTCGGGTGATTCAAGTTATTGAACCTCGTATGGACAATGCTTTTGGTTTTGGGAATAAGAGCTTTCCTATCGCATCTTTGTATTTTGAGTGGGACACCTCTAAGCAGTTGAAAGAATCTGGCTTTCTTCAAATGCCGATTATCATAGCCCGCTTTGCTAAAGCAATTAATGAAGTTTATGGGCGCTCCCCAGCTATGTTCGCTATGCCGGCTATTTTGCGTTTGAATGTTATTATGAACATTTTACAAGTGGCGTCAGAGAAGACAGGGTCACCACCACTTTACTTACTGGACAACGGTGCACTGGGACCAACTATTGTAGACACATCAGCGGACGCCCTTAACGTATTTCAAACATCAGGATTGGGGGAGAAGTCTCCTATTGGTGTTATTTCTGATGTAGGGGATTTGCGACCTTTGATGGAGTTAGCAGATAAATTAAAAGAAGAGATCACTCAAGCTTTTATGATTGACAGGCTACTTGATTTGAATAACGAAACACGCATGACTTTAGGGGAAGCGCAGATTCGGGACCGAATACGAGGAGACTCTAACACCGCCGTGTATAAACGCCAAATGAGTGAATTATTTACCCCGTTGTTAGAGGGGGCTTTCAATGACCTATTAGAGATGGGGCATATGGGGGTTATTCAAGGATCAGCAGAAGAACAAGAAGTCATAGACAGAGGGATGGAACCAATCATTATGCCGGAAGCTGTACAAATGGCGCTTGAGAAAAATCTTCCTGTTTATGAGTTAGAGTATATTTCCCCAGCAGCACGGGTTATGAAAACAGAACAATTACAAGGCCTAACAACCTTTTTGGATCTAACAGGGGGCGCGGCTCAGATGTTCCCTGAGGCCCCAGACAATGTGGACATTGACACTATAATCCAAGAAATTGCCGACCTAACAAACATAGGTGAAGATAAATTAAACGCAGAAGAAGTTAAACAAAAAATCAGAGAAGGCCGTGCACAAGCTCAACAACAAAATGCCCAACTCCAGCAAGCTCAAGTGGCAGCGGACGTGGGAATGAAGCAAGCGCAAGGCCAGTCAATGATGATGGGAGCAATCAATGGCAGACCCAAAGGATAATAAAAAAGAGGAAGATCTTCGTGTCCAGGACGCAATTAGGAAATTAGCCGAAACAGAAGAAGGGGCAGTTTTCTTTAACTGGTTAATGAAGACCTGTTATTTCCATAACTCAACAATCGTGGCAGACCCTCAAAGACATGAAGTAAATACACTAGGGACAATCTTCAATGAATCTCGTCGAAGAGTGTATTTAGATATCCGCCGAGCTATACCAAAAGCGATAAGAAGAAAAATCGAAAACACATAAGGAGATAACTATGCAAGATCCACAAGATCCACAAGATCCACAAGATCCACCTGCATCCGGGGCAACCGTTAAGGTAGACCATCAAACAGGGCAGGAACCACCAGAGCCAAAATCAGAGGTTGATTTATCAACCATCATCCCCGAAGACTATAAGGGCAAGCCCTACATGGAGCAGATCAAAACAGTTGACGATCTGTTTAAAACTTTCGACAATGCCCAATCTTTGATTGGACAAAGACAGACGGACATTCCTAAAGCTGACGCATCAGAAGAGGAGTGGACGAGTTATTTTGAAAAGATCCGTCCAGAAAAGGCAGATGCTTACGAGTTCCCTGAAACGGAATATGCAACGAAGTTTGGGAGAAACGAAGAATTTACCGGGAAGATGCAAGGACTATTTCACAAAGCGGGGTTGACCCCTGTGCAAGCAAAGATCTTGATTGAAGGGTATGATTCAGAATTATTGGAAACTGCCAAACAGCAAGCAGAGAGTAAAGAGCAGACAACTGTTCAAACCCAAGAGATTGCTAAAAAAGTATTTAAAGAGGGCCAGGAACAAGCTGTTAAGAATGCCAATGTTTTGATCGAGAAATTTTCCCCACCAGAATTCGATGAGCAAATCAAAAATCTGGGGGACAATGAGCGTTTAGTCTTGGCAGGTGTTCTGAACAATGTCTATAAAAAATTCATGTCTGAAGATGAGGTCAATTTAAAAGACCCAAGTACAGGGATGGACCGGGTGGGTCTTCAAGAGGAAGCTAGACAACTTATGGCTTCTGAAGCCTACAAAGATTTTCGTCATCCACAGCATGACAGCACAGTTAAGAAAGTAGCAGAAATGTATGATCAACTTGGAAAAATGAAATAGTTCTTGACAAGTGTTACACAAGAATGCTATTTTTGGTATAGCGGGGAGCGTCTTGAAAACACGTCCGCGGGCTGGAGCCGGCCCTAAAAGGCAACACGTCCGAATGCTTTCGGGGAGCGTAGCAAACTTCTAGTGTTCAACTTTTATTTTAGGGAGGCTGATAATGCCAGCTCAAATCACAGAAGGTCAAGTGATCCAGTTTTCTGACGGTGTGCACCAAAAAGCACAACAGACGAAAGCTCGTCTTAGCGGGATCTTTCAAGTCAAGCAGTTAAAAGGTAAGTCGTACGCATATGATGGCGTAGGTTCTGTAGAAGCACAAGAATTAAATGGTCGCTTTAACACAGTTAACTTTTCTAACTTACAAATC